TCAATGAGTCTATATCTATTTTGATTTGATGATATAGAACATGCGTTGCTGAGATATTATGTTTATTAATGTAATAGGCTCAACTACAACCCAGCAAACTTTACAGGGCAACCGGTAGCGATCAACTATAGTAACGTAGTGGGTCGGGGATAATCAACATGGATCGACGGGAGCAATGAGAACCTGGAACCATTGGTAGTGCTTGTCCGGCACTACCATGGCTCTCAAAAAGTAATAAGCACTTAAGTAATTAATTAAGAATTAATTAATCCTTTTATAATCTTATGAGAAATAAAATTACGAATGAACGGAGTGAATGAGTAATTAAGTTCTCGTAGAGAACTTTTAAAGATACCAATATAATGATATCGATTAATAGTGTTGTTTAGAAGAATGGTAATTGAGTTTCTTTAGTAGTTTCTAAATTCTTTTCTATAATGTTTTTTATGGCTTTTCTTTCCAATGAAGACATATTGAGTACATCCTCATAGGTGGCTCCACCTCTCATATACCAGGAGTACGAAAGTGCTTGTTCTTTAATTCCCTGAGTGTATTTTTTATAACTATCTATTAGGTCTCTTACCCCGTCAGGGTCCAGTGATAAAAGCCTTATGCGAAAAAATCAGTTGCGTTTAATGTGAATCCTTGCGTGTATTCGTGTCCACATGTAGCACATTTCATGTCTAGTGATCTAATTGTACTTTCTGCTCTAAGATCACCGTTGTAATCTCTTATTGCTTCGTATGTTTTAGTGTCACAGTTTTTCAAAAAATCAATAATGTATTCTTTTTCTGATACTTCTTCACCATCTGGAGAAACAATCTTATCGATAGCATGAGTTAATACATCCATTGTTATTTCAGTGATTTCTACCAATGCTGATTGACTTGCTTTGACACGTTCAACATCTTCTTTGATTTCATTGAGATTGGCAAATTTTGCTTGAATAACAAATTGCTTTAAACTAATGTCATTCATAATTTTATAATTGATAGGTTTAAAATATATTGCTAACTCTCCTGCATTGTAAGGTTTATCGTAATTTCCACATTTAATAGTTCGTAGCAAATTTTGTAAATTAATTGCATAGTTTTCTATGGTATCGCAATCTTCTTGAGGACAAGATGATTCTACTTCTAATGCTTCCTCTCCACCAGCGGCTTTAATACCAATCAATATTGCATCAATGTCACAACTTAAGACACTCCATGGGTTCTTAATTGCAGGAATACAACTCTTAATAATCTCCACAGTAGCTGATCCATTAAACAGGGCGTCAGGAGTTTTTGTAGTAATTTCATCAATAGCAGTCATTGGGTAAACTGGCAGTTCTTTATTAGTTTCGTCTTCGAATTCAATGTCCTCAGAATCATATCCTTTTCCGCCTGATGGCAAAGAAATGAATACTGCTGGTCTACGAAAGTACTGTCGTAGCGGATTATTTTTATTTACTGTCATATATGTTCCTCATATTTATAGGGCAATCTACGAATACTAAATAGTATTACTGTATATATTTAGTAGTAGTACAACTGCCCATATAAAATCTTAGGAAACCGACGCTAATGGACGAAGAATTTAATAAAGAACAAATAGAAAGACTGATTAGTTCACTAGGACCTCTACCAGCATCTTTTGAGAACCTAGCCAATGCAATTAAAAATAATGCAGAGGCACAAACAGATTCAGGAAAAAAAGTTAAAGATTCTGGATCTTCATTCAAAGATGCAGTCACTCATCTAGCAGAGGCCGCTGAAGACAGTACTGAATCAATAAAAAAACGGACAGCCGCAGAAAAATCAGCATTTAACAACTCAGTTGATGCCTTAGAAAATTTTGGTAGTGCGTTAACTACCAGTCATCCAACTTTAAGCACATTCAAAAGTACAGTACAAAGCGGAACTGATGCCGTAGCAGACATGGCGACCCAAATACCTTTATTTGGTGAAGCCATTGCAATGGCAATAAAAGCAATAGGTGCAGTTACTGGGGCCTATTTCGACCAATTTGATCAACAAAATGCATTTGGTTCAGAAATGCGTAAGATGGGTGTTACCGTTTCTACCTTATCTGATGGTACTGTACTCACCACAGATAAATTAACAGATATGGCCAGGGAATCAGGCTATACTGCTGACAAATTAGGCGAACTTGCTAGTATCATGGCAGGAGCAGGTCCTGCGATTGCTCTATTTGGTTCTGGCATGTCTGAAGGTACAGCAGAATTTATGAAATACACGAAGTTAAGTGTTGCAAATCAGATGGGAATGAGACAACTTGGTTATACTTATGAAGAAGTCAACGAAGTTCAAACTGCGTATCTGGAATTACAAAGAGCAAGTGGTATAAATTTAAAGTCTCAGAACATAACAGCCGAGACTTTACAAAAACGGTCACTGAACTATGCAAAAAGCCTGACTGTAATATCTGAATTAACAGGTAAGTCGGCAGAAGCACAAATGAAAGATGCTGAAGCCGCAAGAGCATCTTACAGAAACAAAATGGCTAATTTAAAAGAAGATCAGGAAATAGCTAATCTTAAAAAACAAGCCGCAGTTGAAGGGATTTCCGAAGAACAAAAAGCATCACTTACAGCACGTGCTAAGATGTTACAAGATGAGAAAGATGCTAGAAATATGATGTTTGGCACAATATCTCAAATTTTAGGTCCAGATTTAGCAGAGCAATTCAATACAGTTGCGATCACTGGTAACTTTGATGCTACTACTCAAGGACTAGCACAGTTAGGAATGAGTGTAGAAGAGATAACTGAGTCATTTAAAGATTTAGATCCAAATGACGCAACAGCTATGATGAAAGCATCAGCAAAAATAATAGGCGAAATGACAGAAGGTCAAGCTGAAGCGATATCTCGTTATGGCGAATCAATTATAAGAATGGGTGATGACGCAGAAGCGTTTGGTAAAAGTGTGGGTCTTGGCGGAGACCAACTCAATGCCTTCCTGAGACTTAAAGAAGCCGGTGATGCAGATGGCGTCAGTAAGATGATTATAGAGGCTCAGAAAAAAGTAACCGAAACATTAGATATAGGCAGAGATGGCCAATTAACTACACAATCGATAATCGAAGCAGGTAACAGGGCATTCAAATCCTTCGCGGACGGTCTCCTTGATAAAGCTGGTCCCCTCGCCATGGTGGGTACAACTGCCGCAATTGTGGCTATGGGTATAGCCGCAGGCAAAGCTGCCGCGGCATTGTGGATGGTTGGTGGTGGCAAAACTGGTATGATAAGAACAGGTATAGATGCTGTTAAGTCAGGATTTTCAGGTGGTGGCGACAAAGTAGGCAGGACAGCACTCAAAGCAACCGCCGGATATGGCTCAAAAACCGGTCTCGGCAGTCTGATACCTGGTGCTAAAGCCATGAAAATCGGTGGTGGCGCTGGAGCACTTACTGGTCTGATTACTGCAGCCGCAGCCGTTTTGGATGGCGTTAATGAGCATAAAGATACAAACAGACTTAAAGAAGAAGGCGTTATTACTGAAGAAGATCGCAAGAGAAGAAACTCAATAACAAAGATGGAGACTACTGGAGAAGTCGTAGGTGCGGGAGTTGGTGCAGTTGGTGGCGGTATGGCAGGTGCTCAAGCTGGAGCAATGCTAGGTGCATTTGGTGGCCCAATTGGTATAGCCATCGGTGGCACACTCGGCGGCCTTATTGGTGCAGGTTTGGGAGCATGGGCAGGTAGTTCCGCAGGAGAAGAGTTAGGCGAGACTATAGGTGGGTGGACGTTCGCTAAGTTAGATGGTGAAGTAGCCAAAGCAAGTTTAGACTTAGCAAAAAGTGGCGGTCTATACCAGGAAAAAGGAGCATTCCAAGACAGTACAATTGATTTTGAAAAACTTGAAACGATGATGACAGACAATACATTAACGCCTGAAATGATACAAGCAATACTAGAAGACAACGATGTAAGTAAAGCAGACGAAAAAGAATTGTATAAGGCTCTAAACGCTCTCAACAAGACAATTGTTGTGGCTAGTAACGGCACAATTGTTCCTGCACTTGATTCAGGCGGAAAATTAGCCATAGGTGAAATTGGTCTAGTAGGAGAGAAAGGCCCAGAGTTAGTACAAGGGCCAGCAGATGTTACTTCAAGGGCAGAGACTGGTGAAAAGATAGCGGCAATGATGAATACCATTGACATGTTGCTCGGGGGCGATGAGTCAAACGATGACATCAAAGGCAGGGTACTGTCAGGCCGCGATACGAGTGAAGAGATTGCACGACTGATGGCTGAAGCCATGGAGATGGCTGGTCTTAAAGGGGGTATAACAGCAGAAGAAGTGATGGCCTCTCAAGCCAGCGATGAAGACGGTAAAGTAGAACATTTGATGGCAGGGCTTGGAAAAAAGAGTAAAGCGATGGGAGCAAAACAGCTGGATACATTAGGCGCATGGGATATTGAGTTAGATGATGTATCAACTCCCACAGTTGATATTGCTCCTAAAGAAGTGCCAAAACCAGAAGGAAATGCTCAAGGATCTCCTCAACTAGCAGGTGATTTGGACAAACAAGATACTAAAGCAGATGAGAACCTAAAACTCTTAGCAGACCTTGGCATGATGCTAGGGAGATTGGATAGACGAATGGAAGAACAGAACTCATTGACTGAAAAAATAGTTCAATACTCTTCAGTTTAACTAAATACTTAGTACAAGAGAAACCTAAATCATATGTCATATACTAAGAAATTTTTAAATCGAAGCGGAGTGTCAAGCCCTATATCTGGTGGCAATAGCAACTCTGGCAGTTGGAACGGCGGCGGAACATCAGAAGCTGGCTATTCAAATACTGATTTCGGTTATAAAAACTATATGAGTAGACTCCCTGAAGTTTACACAGGGCATCCAAACAGAATAGAACGATACAATCAATATGAGATGATGGATGTTGATGCTGAGATTAATGCATGTTTAGACATTATAGCAGAGTTTAGTACTCAACGCAACGATCACAACAAAACACCTTTCTCTTTATCATTTAAAGATGAACCAACTCCGCATGAAACAGAACTATTAACTAAACAGTTACAACAATGGTGTAAACTTAACGAGTTTGATACTCGTATGTTTAAGATGTTCAGAAACGTAGTTAAGTACGGAGATCAAATCTTTGTAAGAGATCCAGAGAACTTTAAACTCTACTGGGTTGACATGGTTAAAGTCATTAAAGTTATTGTTAATGAGAGTGAAGGTAAACTTCCAGAACAGTATGTTATTAAAGACTTAAACATTAACTTACAGAACTTAACAGTTGCTCAGAAAACAAACACAGATTTTGCCGCTAATCCAACAACAGGATTAGGTGGTACTGGTGGCGGTGGCGGAGCAGGTGGCGGTGGTTACACAGTCCCATCTATGCCTTACAACACATCAGGTAGTAGATTTACATTAGGACAAGCAGAGTCAGCAATCGATTCTAATCATGTTGTTCACTTGTCACTCACAGAAGGACTAGATCGTTTCTGGCCTTTCGGACAATCTATCTTAGAGAACATTTTCAAAGTATACAAGCAGAAAGAACTATTAGAAGATGCGGTTCTTATCTATCGTGTACAACGTGCACCAGAACGTAGAATGTTTAAGATTGACGTTGGTAACATGCCAAGTCACTTAGCAATGGCATTCGTAGATAGAATTAAAAACGAAATACATCAAAGACGTATACCAAGTATTCATGGCGGATCAT